CGCCGGAGGCGACGGCGTAGGGCGCGGTCAGGGTGATGGTGTTGCCGGGCTGGACGTAGTTTTTCATGGGAAGGATCCTCGTGGAAAGACGAAGGGCGGCCCGTCAGGACCGCCCGCATGTCAGGGTTCAGCGTTGGGGTGCGGGTTACGCGCCCGGGTTCTTGTAGAGGCCACGCCAGTCGATGGCCTTGGCGCCGAAGTCGAGGCGGCACTTGATCTCGACGCCATCGACGTCGAAGCCGTTGCGGGTCTCGATGTAGGCGCCCTGCTGACCCTCGAGATAGGCGTACTCGATGGTGTCGATCTGGTTCGGGCTGGCCGCCAGATACCAGGCGGTTTCGCTGGCGGCGTCGAGCCGGGGCTCGCTGATCGGGGCGAGCGTGCGGATCGACTGCGGCACGACGCTTGACGTCGCGGCGGGCACCAGGTTCTGGGCGACCAGCTGTTCGGCCTTCAACTCCAGCGAGGCGGGCACGATCAGGAACGCGGGCCGGACGTTCAGCACCGTCTTCTTGTCGAGGCCGGTCTGCTTGGCCATCGCAGCGCGGGCCGCACCGACGCTGCCGACATCGAGCGCCGCGCCGGTGCCCGCGAGGTTCTTGTGCGTGGTGTGGAACAGCGCGTTGCCGTCGGCCATCGCCGGGTTGGCGGTGATGATCCCCCAGACCACGTCCGACTCCAGCTGCGCGATGGAGTTGCCGTACATCGCCGGGATCCGGGTGAAGGCGTCGAGGTCGTCGTTGATCAGCGTCTGGCGGGTGATCGCGACCACGCGGCCGTAGGTCTTGACCTTGTAGCTCTCCTTGCTCTCGCCGAGCGTTCCGCGCCTGAACTCGCCGCTCTCGCCGACTTCGAGCAGCTGCGGCGCCTCGCCGAGCTGGACCCGGTGCATCGCCTTGAAGTCGGTCGCCAGCACCTGGCGGCAGAACAGCATGAAGGTGCGGGGATAGGCTTCGTAGGCCTGCCGCAGCGTCTTGTTGGTGACCGCCGAAAGGATCTCGGGGAAGTCCGAGGTGGAATGCAGAGCCCGTGTCGCCACCTCGTCGCGCGACAGGCCCCGGGTGTTCACCCCGGCATTGCCGAGGCTTTCGCGGGCCAGTTCCAGCAGCGTCATGCCGCGGTACTGGCGCGCGGCGTCTTCCAGCTGGAACAGCGTCGGGCTGTAGCGGTGCAGCAGCGCGTTCGCCACCGCGTCGCGGCGGGTGATGCGTTCGTCCCGGCCGCCGAGGGGGACGGAGACATGGCCGAAGGTCCGGGTCTCGTCCGACTTCGCCGCGACCTGATCGAGGATCAGGCGGCGGGACTCGTCGACGCTGACGCCGCGCTTGACCAGATCCTCGGCGAAGCCGCGCTCGAGGTTCAGGCGGCCCGCCAGATCGTAGATGGTTGAGACGCGGTCGCGCTCGGCCTCGCGGGCGCGGGTCGCGACGGCCTCGGTGTCGGGCGCAGCGGGGGCATCGCTATTCTGAAGCTTCGGCTGGCTGCGCGTCTCGCTGGAGGCGACCTTCGGGTCGGGCGCAGCCGATTTCGGCTCGGTCATGGTGGTGTCCTCGGTTTCGACCGGCGCGGTCGGCTGGGTGGTGGGGGTTGCGGCGTCGCTCGCCGGGGTTTCGGTCTTTTCCGTCATCGGGATCGGTCCTTTCGTGCTTGAAGGGGCGTCCCAGCGGTGAAGGACGCAGTCGTGAAGGGGATGCTGGGCGCGGAAGCCTGCGGCGGGGTCGGCACCGACCGCGACGGCGGAGACCTCGAACGGCGTCCAGTCCACCGCCCGCCAGAGTTCGCGCGCGGCCTCGGGTTTCGAGACCTCGAAGCGGTGGACCTGGTAGCCGATGGAGACCGCGCGGATGTGCCCGGCCTGGATGTCACGCCAGATCGGCTCGACATCGGCACGCTCGCTGATCCGCACGAGCGCGATGCCCCGTCCGTTCTCGATCCGGGCGGAACCCGGCACGACCGAGCCGATCACCGCGTCGAGCGTGTCGAGCTCGTGCACCTTCAGGAACGGTGCGCCCGCGTTCAGCCGGTCGAGCCGGACATGGGCGGGATCGAGGCTCAGTTCCTCGTCATAGGGCTCGCCGAAGAAGGTGGCGCGGCGCACGCGGGCCCCGGCCGACCAGACCACCTCCACGGTGCGGCTGTCGGCATCGGCGGTGTTCGGCGCAAGCTCCGCCGACCGGCGCATGGCCGGCAGTTCGATCATCGTGTCCATGAAAGTCAGTCCTGTTGGTCGGCCTGCGTCGGATCGGTTTCCGCGTCGGCGGAGGGGTCGTCGGTGTCCGGTTCGGCGGCGGCGGGATCGGTGGCCAGATCGCTGGTCTGCGCGCTGCCAGTTTTCGTGACGCGCCGCGGGTCGCTGTCGAGCACCAGCCCCAGCGCGTCGAGCTTGGCGTTGGTCGCGGCGATCTCGGCCAGCACCGCGTCGGGGTTGCGTCCCTGCCGCGCGATCACCTCGGCCAGCGTCATGGTGCCGGAGCGGATCGACAGCAGGTTCGCCATGGCGTCCTTCTGCGGATCGACCGCTTCGAACTTCGGCGGCGACCATTCGACCGGCACGATGCGCGACGGGATCTGCCCCGCGGCCCACGCGGCTTCCGCGAACCAGCGCCAGACCGGCGCGCAGAACATCGGGATGAAGAGCTGCCACTGCACCGCGTCGATCTGGCGGCGGAACTCGACGAGCCCCGCCCGGATCGAGGAGTAGTTGACCTGGCTGAGGTCGCCGGTCAGCAGCTCGTAGGGCACCCGGAACCCGGCCGAGATCGTGTGCAGGCTGGCCCGCTTGTATTCGCCATAGCCGCCGGTGGCCGACGGCTGGTTGAACCGGATGTCCTTGCCGCCACGCGCATAGGCGATCAGCCCCGGCTCGAACTGCTCGACCCGGTTGCCATCGGCATCGACCACGGAGGGCGCGATGCCCTGCTGCGCCTCATCATCGCCGAACACGATGGCGGTGACGCAGGCCTCGGTCTTCTTGCGGACCAGTTCCGCCACCTCGTAGTCATCGAGATCGCGCAAGCTGCGGATCACCGGCGCGCCCCAGGGAACGCCGCGCGCCTGCGTGCGCTGCTTCTCGTAGACATGGGCGATCTCGGTCGCGGGGACCGGGCGGCTCTGCAACCCGTTCTGCAAGGCGCCATAGGCGTCGCCCGGATGTTCGGCATGGAGCCAATAGGCCCGGCGCTTGCCGACCGGGTCGAACTCGATCCCCTGTACGAGGCGGCCTGCGCCGAGGACGCCGGATTTGGTGGCGTCGAGGAAGTCGGCCTCCAGCACCTGCAATTGCAGCGGCACCGGCAGACCATCTGACGACCGCCGCAGACGGCGGCGCACCAGGACTTCGCCCGCCTCGATCATCTCGCGGCAGATCAGCGTCTGCAGACCGTAGAAGTCGAGCTGGCCATCGGCGTCGCACTCCGCCGTCCAGCGCTCGAAGAGCGCGTCGACCTTGCGGTCCAGCGTGTCGTCGCCGCTCGCTGCGCGCGGCATGATACCTGCGCCGATGATGTTGTTGACCAGCACCGCCACGGCCTTGGCCGCATGCGGGTTGTTGCGCACCAGATCGCGCATCCGGTCCCGCAGCAGCGCTCCGGCAACACCGATCTCGGTGTCGGCCGAGGATCCCGGCGCGCGCCAGCCCTCGGTGCGACGCCCGCGCGCGGCCCCGTCATAGCCCCGCGTCAGGGTCTCGAAGGCCTGACGCGCCATCACGCGGCGGGCCGCCATGCGCGGCGCCACCGTGGCGATGGCGTGATCGAACCAGGTCGCCGACATCAGCGATCCCCGCGCGAGAAGCCCGCAAGCCCGGCCACCGGCAGCGGCCGGGTCGTTCCCGCGATGGCGCGCTCGATAGTCCGGATGCGCGCCAGCAGATCCTCGGCCGAGCCGTAATCCACCGATTTGCCGTCATAGCTGACCCGGGTCGTGCCGCTGGCATAGGCTCGGCGCAGCGCCGAGAGCTCGGTTTCCGTCCAGTCCGTCATCAGAACCATCCTCCGCGCCGTCCGAGCCAGTCGGAGCGGCGCTTGCCCTGCGGGGCCTGTCCCGGCCGGTTGATCTGCCCGGCGGGATCGGTGTCGGT